CTGGCGGAACCGGTGGTGTACCATTCGTCATCGTGCCACTGCCCCGTGATCAGCACCGATTCATAGTTCCGACCCGGCGCCAGGCGGACAATGCGGAATGGCTGCCTCTCGAATCCTTCCTTTAGATACGTGACGGCAATGAGGTCGCCTGGCAGCAGATCCACGCCGCGCACCGTAGTTTCAAAATCGATGAATGTGTTGCCGCGAATAAGCTTGGCGAGTTGAAGCTGCAGCGCCCGCGTCGCCTGGTCGAAGTTCGTAAGTCCCAGCGAATTGGAAGCAGTGGAAACCACACGGCCCGTCAACGCGGCATCGTCGACATCTACAAGCGACAAGCTGTCCTGTTGGCAATCGTTAAACTCGTCCTGAAACTCAACCGTCAACTGGTTCGAAACATCCGCGCCACTCTTGGAATACAACCTGATCGACGGTTCCCCCGTGGGCTTGCGCAGAATACCGGAGAACAACGCTGAGCTGTCGCTGAATTCGTAGGCGGGCCAGCCGCCGTTCAACGCATCCGTGCTGTTTGATCCTGCAGGTTTGTCGGGTTGCTGCAGTGCGAGCGTATTCTCCACGCGAAGCAACAACAACCCGGCCGAGTCATATGTCAGCATCAGGGACGAAGCGCTACGGATTCCACGCAGCAACTCCGCCGCGCTCTTCCTGCTGTCCACCACCAGGCTGCACTCGAATCGCGAGATAGAAGCTGGATTTCCGAATAGATCGGTGGTTGTGAGCGGAGCGGCACAGTAGGCCGCCGTAGCCGCGAAGCTCGGCAGATTGATCTCGCTCACCAACCACCCGGCACGTCGCAGCACATCCAGAATCACCCACGCCGGATTACTCGTATATGCTTTGCCCAGCGACGTCCCACTGTCGTCGAAGCTCTCCAGCTTCAGTCCTCTCCCCAGCACCTGGATCTTCGGCAGCGACTGTCCGTTACTGATCCGATTCGGCACCACGACGCTCAAAACCGCCATGCTGCCGTATGGATCTCCCAGCGGATTCCCGCTCGAATCCGTAAAGTTCACGTCGAAGGCGCCCGACCTGGTTCCCGGTGTCACCAGGTTGTACCAACCAGTAGCGGTCATATCCGCCCCGGTTATGCCCTCTGGGATTTCGATGTCGTTCACCACAACGGTGATGACGCTGTCGATCTCGCCCATGCCTAGCAGGACTTCCATCCGCGTCAGGTTCCCGTCGTTACGCGCGAACACCACCGGCGGTTGAGACCACGCCGTTCCATAAACCAACGGCACAAAATCGTTGTAAGCCGCTAGATTGTCAAGCAACGGCGACAGATGCGTCCCGCTCTCTCCAAAACTCCGCACCTGGATCTGCGCCGGCACAAATTCAATCCCGCCGAATCGAGCGGTTGTGCGGCTTGAATCGTCCTGCTTGAACATGCCCCGGGCCTCGCAATTTGCCCTCGTCAAGTCGCACGACGTATAGGGTGAGCCGCTGTTCAAATTGCCTACGCCGCCGGTCTGGTCCGGTGAATACCCGCAGCGATAGAGTGCCGAGTAATCGGTCTTCGCTCCCCCGGTAACCGCCTCCAGCCTCTGCGCCGCCGTTGCAGGAAAACTCCACGGGCATCGGCGCTCGATCCGCACATCCGGGAGCACAATGCGTTGCAGGTTGAAACGGTTGCTGAAGGTCGCCCGAAAGCTGGCCTCCGTGATCTCATCCGCGGAATTTCCAACCCCTTTGAACAAGACCCGTGCTTCGGAAACAGGCGCGTTTGTGCCGAAGTCGAAAAACACCAGCCGGATTGTCAACTGGCCGCCCTTGAATCCGGTCTCACGCTCAATTTGCGAGAAGTGAGAGTCCGCGTTAGCCAGAGTTACGCTGATCTTCGCAGTGCTGTCCAGCCCATCGTCGGACGAGGCGCGAAGTTCGAACAAGTTATGTCGCAGGAGCCGGGCTGCATAGTCGTTGCTTTCAAACGTAACTGCGTGCGTGCTCCAGCGCTCTGTCGTTCCGGTTCGCATCAGGCAGTCGAAAAGGAACACGGGCGCCGGCGTTGCTTCTAACTCTTTGAGGTCGTCGATGGTCGGCATCCCGTTAGTTCTCCGCTGCCAGAATCTGGACTACAGCTTCGTAAACATCTGTTCCTTGGGCTGTGATCGTTAGCGAATCGGAAGAAAAGCGAGCCCGCGGATAAACGCCCCCTTCGACACCCGTCCGTTTGTAGTCGGACATTCCCATTTGCGTTTCCACCTGCATTCCAAACAAGTCCACCGTGTCGCCCCCGTCGAGCATGACGCCGAAGGTCACACTGGTGGTCGGCTGCCCCAAGCCGGCCGAAAGGCTGAACCGCTTCCAGGAGCTGTTCAGCCGAATAGGCAAAGAGGCGCTCGCACCCGTCGTTTCCGCCGTAAGGGTTGCGTTCGATCCGCCAACGGACCGGGCCCATACGCTGATCGAATACTGAAAGTCTCCAGGAACATCCAGCACCTGCGCCACCGCTTGCCCCACGTTTCCCGCGTTACCTACGCGAGTTGCGGCAGTGCCCCCAACCGGATCGTCAATGCCGGTTGTGAGTCCAATCAGAGGATCGTTGGTCCAAACCGTGTTGCCAAACTCTTCGCTGTAGGCGAGCAGGTTCCCCGCCGGATCGAGGAACGTAAACATCCCCCATTGCCCCGACACCGCCGTAAACAGAGCGTCCACCGCATCCGCTTCGGCTCGCGTCAAACCTTTTAGCTGCAACTCCCACTCGACGGTCGCGGCATCCGAATCCTCGTAGACCACCTTCTGGCCGTCTCCGAGAATATTCACCACCGTTCGAGCGGTGTGCCTCTTTTTCAGCGGGTACAGACTCGACCCGCCCGTCACGAGTTGTGGAAACACCAGCATTTAACGGTTCTCCTTGACCGTGAGGGACGTCACTCCCCGGCTCAAATCGCGGAAATCCAGATCTATCGTGTCGTCGTCAAAACTGCAGTTGGCGTACACAGTGTTGTCCCACGGATCTGTGAAGCTAAAACTCCCGAACCGCCCGGCTTGGCTCACGAAAAAGAGTTCCATCGCGCTCAGCTCCCCTTCGTCTAACAAATCGAAACGGATGATCCAGCGTTTCAGCGGCGTTGTGCCGGTGCGAAAGCGCTGTTCAAGGCCATCGATGAACCTGTACACGCTGGTGAAACTTTGCCGGGACCTGTCCGAAGGATACTGCGCCACAACACCTGTTTTGAGTTTCGGGAAGTCCGCCATTTATACCTCCCGGATCACATCGTTCAAAACACTCGATTCGAGCATCGCTTGCCGTACCGCGAGAGCGATGTCGTTACTGTGGTCGAGAAACGATTGGCTGTCCATGGCCTGAACCTGGACCGTAATCTGTGTGGCGCCGGACGGTGCCGCTCCGGAGTCAACCGGCCGAGGCTGCCCACCTTGCGCGTAGTCAACGCCAAATGCCTGCCCCGGAGAAGAGTCGCTCACTCCCGCGCTGACGTTAACTCTACTCGGCGGAATGTATTGCGTCAAAGCAGCCGGCTCGCTTGGCCCTCCATCCCCTCCGAACAATGAGACGATGCCCGAAATCAGCGGGCTCAACGCCGAACCAATTCCAAAGAAGCTGGAAAGCGTCTGCCCGATGTTCCCAGCCGTGGAGCTTCCGCTCTGCGTGTGCTGCGTCGTATTTTGATCTACTGCTTGCGTGTTGTTCGTGGTCGCTTGTGTCTGCGCTTCTCCCACGGTCTGAAGTTGCAACATCTGCTGATTCAATTGCGAAAGTGTTTCCGTTATTTGGCTTGTACCCGCATCTCCCGCGCCGCCCGCCGCCACACCCGCTTCGCTCAAAACAGATTCGATCGTTTGTGGTGTTCCGAACAACACCGGATCCAGCAGGGATTGTGAGTTGTTATTACTGTTGGCCATTCGATTGTTCCTTTTGCCACTCCTGCTCTAATTCGAGATATGCATCGGCGTCTCGCGCCCACAATCGCTCGTGCTGGCGCTCGCCAAAATGCTTGCGTGTGAAAAATCGTTCCACACGCTCGATGCTTTCTGGCGTCACAAAGGACTTGGGACACTCCACTGCCGCCACACTCCCGCGTATCCACACCAGCCTCTCGGGTCCCCGATCTGCCTCGTTAAGAAAGCCGCAACGGCGCTTCCTCTCCAAGCCCTGCCGTCGGCATTGCTCGCATGTCCACCCGGCTTGCTCTGAACGCAAAAAATGGAATGCGACAATCAGTTTTTTCTTTCGGCCTGGCTCAGTCCGCACTCGCCCTTGATCCTGGCGAGGATCTCCTCCGCGAGTTCGATCGGCCCACGCTCCAACAGAGACTCTGGCGTCGCTGGCTCGCCGTCAATTTCTAGCCCTTCAACCTCGTCCAGTCCCCACTCCAGATAAACGCGCTCGATCTCGCCTTTGAGCAGCGTCGCCTCGATCTGTTCCCCCGGTCCTCCCCCGGCCTCGAGAAATTCAATTTTTCTCCCGAGCTCGCGAATCCGGCGCGCCAAATCGATGCGCCGTCCCAGCGACACTCGCCGGATCCGGAATCGGATACCGGGCTGCGTTCCCGACTCGAACCACAGGCAACTCTCGTGTCTGGCGCTTTTAACCGAATGCGATGTAGAGCTCGTCATTTACCGATCCTTGCGCGCGGCTGTTCTGAAATTTCCACTGCAATCTAGTCTCTGAATCGTCAAACTCGGGCACCTCCGGCACCATCGCCGGCATGTACGCGCCAAAGAGCTGCCCCGTTTGCTCTCCCAGTTGAACCATCACGCTGATAGGCGACCTCTGGCGAGCCGATTGGTAGAGACCTTTGGTTTGATCGTCGTCCTGTTCGAAAAGTTCGAAGTTCAGCGTTACGGTGCGCAGCCCGCCCGCGATGCAACGCGCCGAATCGCTTCCGAACTCCTTCACCCGGAGGTCGATCCCGTTGTCGAGTTGCAGTTCCGCTTTCGTCAAGGTGTAAAAGCGTGCGGGGAGCGCCCCCATCCACACCTGCCCGAGGTGCCCCGGAACAATCGTGTAGTCGAATCCCGTGTCCACCGGCTCGGTTGGAAACGCCGTCAAGCCGCCTTGTCCACTCGTAAAGCTCGTGCTATCGATCAGGTCTTGTGAGGGGCCGGCAAAAATGAACTCCTGGAAGTCGCCGTTGACCTCCACCTTCATCGTGTTCAAAGCGGCGCCGTTCAGGATTCTCTGCACAACCGTCGCAGGATCCCAATAGTCGAAGATGCTCACGCTTCCAACATCGGAAGCCAGCGAATAAGTGATCGTCGTTCCCAGTGCGCCTCCCGCTGTAAGAGCGGTGAACGGAGCATTGAGTACTGCGGTGGTCGAGTTTGCGATGGCCGCCACAAATCGCATCTCACCGCCGAAACTGACACCCTGGCCCACGTTCAGGCCGTGAGCCGATGTGAACACAAGCGTGGTTTGATTCGAAATCGACGCGATCGTGCCACCCGCAAATGTCACCGGCGTTGCTCCCAGGGCCGCTTGAAATAGAGGACCGTGGCTGGGCGGCTGGGACTGGTTAGTCCACTCCGTCATAAACGTATTGAGCTGAAAGTTGGTCTTCTTGCGGATCCTGTTCGGCAATCCCACAAAGGTTCGGCTGCCGGTCTTATCGCGGCGAGTGGTGTGCTCCAACACCTGCTTTGCCGTGAGCTTCACTAATGGAATGCGATTTTGCGTTGTTACCGTCGGCACGGCGCCGTAGGCCGTCTCGAGTCCCACGTATACGCGATTGTTGTTGGACGAAATGTAGCACATAAGGAAAATTACTGCCCCGCCTCTCTTCCCTCTTCTCCGTTCCCTATTTCGAAAGGTCTACGTCAAAACTGACTTTGGCGATCTGGATGAAGTTCTTGCCGCCGTGCTTCACCGGCTCAAAGGCAACCTCGTACCCGCCCGTGAAAAACGCTCCCTCGCCCCAGCTCCCACGATTCGCGTCCAGCACGCCGGTGATCGCGTCCACGTACAGCCGCAATTGGTCCTCCACTCCATCGATGCGATCCTGAGACACCCTCACTTCAGCCACCGTCCGGGCCTTCCCCGAGAACACGCGGAATTTCTCCGTGAGCTGGTTGCGGACCCGATCCACATAAACATGGATCACTGGATACTTCACGACTTTGGCCTTCTCGGTCAGGTCAAACGCGATATTCTGGCTCACGATGTGAGCCGCCGGCAAGGGAGCCAAAGCTACGCCGGAGTCGTTCGCAATTTGACCGACGATCGAATTGACCCCCTTATCCGTCGCGGCCAGGAATTCCACCAACTTCCGAGCTGCGATACTGCCTGTCTGCGCCATATCGTTGCTCCCATCACCCTCTGATTAGATTCGAGCCGCCGGTCACGTAAAGGTCCGGCACTTGTCCGTTCTCAGGGGCCCTCCCCGCGATCGGTCCGGTCTGATTTAGCGTCAGCGAACCTCCCACCGGCAACGGCGAGGAGTTTTGCAGCGCCAGATTGGCATTGGTCAGGCTCACATAAACGTTGAACCCCGCAGCACCCAGCGGCGGATTGATCGCCTGAATCACTGGCACTTGACCATCTGCGCTTTGTATTGCCGTCAGCTTGCTTGGCGCGCCTTCCTGGCCAGTGGCGGAGACCCAGCTCACCTGAATGTAGAAGACAGCCGCGGGCGGCGGCCCGCCGGTGAACGTAACTTGCGGCACATCGGCCTGAGGAATTGGATTGTTGACCAGTCCAATCCCAAACCGTACCGTGTGTTGCCGCGCGACTGCCGAGAGTTCGTGATACTCCTGATACTTTGCCTGATAGCGGTCGTTCAACTGGTTGTTAAACGCATCCCTGTAAAATACTTCCAGGGTGTGCACACCATGCCACCGCTTCAACTGCGGCGTCACCACGACATCGGAGACGCCCTTCATTCTCCGCGAGAGCGCTGTGAAATCGCTGGAATGACTTAGCAGAATGTCCAGCACATCTTCGACAATCTCGTCCTGCGCCAGGTGGAGCTTAACCGCCAGGTCGATCATTTCCGTGTTGGCGACGTCTAACACCGCCGACTCATAGACCCGCAACGCCTCGGTATCGTTGAGACAACTATCGGTGAGCAGCATGCTTTCCAGTTCCTTTACGATTTCTGCGGAGCGCCACTTGAAGTCGTGGCGTCCGCGTTCAGAGCAGAAATCGCCGCCACGGCCTTCGGTTGTGGCAAAAGTGTCTTCGGAGCCTTCGCCCGTTTTGGCGCCGGCTTGTTCGGCGCCGCCTGCCCAGCCTCTTCCCGCGCGTCGCGCCATTCTTTTTGAATCCGAGCCAGGAACTGCGCGGTTTCTTCATCGCTCGCCAGGTCAACCTTGCCGTCCGCAATCAGCCGAGCTGCAATGTTTCGTGACGTCTGCGTCAGCACACCTTGGATCCCGCCGTCCGTTGTCTCCCGGCTGATCACTACGGGAAACGGATCCTTCAGTTCGCTTTCAATCTGTCGGAGCTTTTGATAATAGACACGTAAATCCATAGCACCCTCTTCCCGCAAAATAAATAGGGGCGAGCCTCACAAGGCCCGCCCCGCGTTACCCAACCGCAGACTAACTGTTCACCTGAACCGCGTGACTGTTTCGCAACACGCCGACGCCATAAAGCACATCGACGGTGAGCTGCTGTGCCAGCGTGTTCGGCTGGTAGCTCATCGTGACGCGCATGCCGAAATTCCCGAGCTCGGCGTATTCCGCAATCGCGCCCGTACCGGGCAGAGGCTGGGGCAACCTGCGAACCACCAAGCCAAGCGCGTTCCGCGCAAACGCCAGGTTGTGTGTCGCCACGGGACCGCTACCCGTATGCGCCACGAATTGCGAACGGAAGATATAAAAGTCTTTCATCTTGCCGACCGCACCGTCCACCAGGGCGCGCAAACCCGCTTCGCCGGCGGTCTGGAATTCGCTGAAACGCGGGATCTGGCGCAGAGCGGAATAGGTCGCCGAATCCACCACCAGATACTTGGCGGCGCTGGACGGCACCTTGGCGTTGAACAACGCCGTCTCCGCGGCATCCACAGTCGCTTCTGTGATCGCAGTTCCCGCCGTACCCACCGGACTGTTCGTCGTGAAGGCCGGGTACAGACTCAACAGGCTCGCTTCGATACTCTCCGCAAGCGCGACTACTGCCGGCTGCATGTAGAGCTTCAGCAGGTCCGGCACAGCCAGGATCTTGGTCACGTCTGGAATCTGGAATGTCGCTTCCGCGTGCGTGTTCAGGACAATCTGCGCGTTGCCGATGGACGGGTTCTGCGTCTGCACCGTCCCGCCCTCCGCGATGTTGTTGGCTACCAGGGTCGGAGGAATCGGCACGTTGATCGTGTCTCCCGCCTGCGCCAATGCTGGCTCATAATCGCGATTGACAAGGTTGCCCATGACGAGGTTCCCCATCAGAGCAGGCAGCGCATCGGCCGCCACCAACTTCACGATTGCGTTCGCCACATTTGCTGATGTAATTGCTGGCATTTTTCTCCTTCTGAAAAATTGACGGACTCCTCCGTCTGTTTTTTGTGTACCGCCGCGGCCACACTAGGGACTTCAGAAACAGAGGCCGCGGCAATTCATCCGTACGCGTTTCCGAAGAGCGCAAAACTTGCGCGATATCGCGATGCACCGAACCGCCAGCCGTAAGGGAGCTGGCTCGGCTTTCCTTTCGAGCTACACCCCGCGCAGCGTCTGCGACGCGACCCGCGCCACTTCCTGGCGGGCCCGTTCCAACTCGTCCGCATTCATGCCAGGGCGAATCCTGTCCAAATCAACCGGAGCCGCCCCAGAGGCGTTGCGCTGGTTCGGTGTTGCCCCGGAACCGCCCGCCAGCCGCGCCGGCAGCAGCTCCGGATTGTCGCCGACAAAGCGATGCAGATAGTCCCTTAGGTCCGCGCCGTCGTGAGCTTGGAGCCTTCCATCCTCGCCCCGGACAATCTCATCGCGTACGGCTTTGTAAGCGAGTTCCACCTTGGCCACTCCCAGCTTCTGCAGTTCCGCCCGAATCGTCGAGCTGCGTTCCGCCTCTTCCGCCTTGGCTCGCGCGCGTTCATTCTCCGCCACCAGTTCATTCACGCGATGCTCCAGCGTCTCTCTGCGGCGCTTTTCTTCTTGCAGTTCCGTTTTGTACGCTGGCTCGCTCCGCATGTGCTCCGCTTTGATGAATTCCTGCACTACCGACTGAACCAGTCCCCGAATATCGTTCGTTTCGTCCGCCATTTCTGTCTCCTTAAGTCTGCCTAGCCCGCATAGGGCGCGGCGGCGCCATCAAGTCAGTAAGCAACATCGCCGCCGCACTCCGTTTTGCGTGCTGTTACTTAGCTCCCCGCCT